GAAGAAAGATGGCTATCTGGATGGAGACCAAATAATGGCAACGACACTTGAGATTATCCAAGGAATCGCGCAAGCGGCAGCAAACGCTTATGACGGAGCGCACGACGAAGGCTCGTCTTATGACGGCACAGCGCGCAAAGCTGGACTGAAGAGGGAAGAGGGGCACCTCATTAATGACCGTCGTGTGATCGACGGCTTTGGTGTAAAGTTTATGGGCAATATTTTGCGCCTCAACTATCAGGGGGAGGTACAACTTAAGCAAGTGTACGCCAATGGCTTCGAAGACGAAATCGCTCAGACTTTTGCCGACATTGTTAAGTTTCTAAAAAAGGAATATAAAGCGATCACCGGTGACACTCTGTCCTTAAAGATTATGGGAGAACATGATATTCTAGTGCAGAATCGCTCACGAGTCTGGACTTGGGTCCAGGCGCATTGCGACTACGAGATTGGCGGATTGACAGGAGTAGCGGACGACGAGGCCCAAAAGGAACTAGCTGACCGGAACTTCCGCAACATGCTTAAGAGAACTCCGCAAGGCTACGGACCAGAGACTCCATAAAGATGAAGAATGGGCTACCAACTTACTAAGAAAGAGATTTATAAAGAAGTAGTCAAGTGTGGCAAAGACCCAACTTATTTTATTAACAACTATGCGCGAATCTCTCACCCCCAAAGGGGCTTAATCCCGTTCAAGACATACGATTTCCAGTCCGAGCTTTTAAACGATTTTAACAATTACCGCTTCAGTATCATTCTTAAGGCCAGACAGTTAGGTATTTCCACCATTACGGCGGGATACATTGTCTGGCTTATGCTTTTTCATCGCGATAAAAATGTTTTGGTTATTGCTACCAAGTTTGGCACAGCTTCCAACCTCGTTAAAAAAGTAAAGCACATTCTTAAGAACGTTCCGGACTTCCTACAAATAACAGAAATCACAATCGACAATAGATCCTCGTTTGAGCTATCAAACGGTTCGCAAATCAAAGCCTCTTCAACCTCCGGTGATGCTGGTCGTTCAGAGGCTTTGTCACTTTTGGTTATAGATGAGGCTGCTCACGTTGAAGGCCTCCAGGAGCTGTGGACTGGACTATATCCCACGTTGTCAACTGGTGGTCGGTGCATTGCGCTGTCCACCCCAAACGGCGTCGGCAACTGGTTTCACAAAACATATACTGAAGCCGAGCAGGGTATTAATGATTTCCATTTCACAAAGCTGTTGTGGGACGCCCACCCCGACCGCGATCGCGATTGGTTTGAAAAAGAGACACGAAATATGTCTCGCCGCCAAATCGCCCAAGAATTAGAATGCAACTTTAATACATCCGGCGAAACTGTAATTCATCCTGATGATATTAAAAGAATTTTCGCCACCGTAAGAGATCCAGAACACCGCACGGGGTTTGACAGAAACTTTTGGATTTGGGAAGAATATAAAGACGATTGTTCATACCTGCTCGTTGCTGATGTAGCCCGCGGAGATGGCAAGGACTATTCAGTATTTCACATTATAAAGCTTGAGACCCTGGAAATCATTGCCGAGTATCAAGGTAAGCCAACGCCCGATGTCTATGCGAACATGCTATTTTCAGCCGGCAGAGAATACGGAAACTGTCTATTGGTTGTCGAAAATAATTCTGTTGGCTTTGCGGTTTTGGATAAGTTAATCGATCTTGAATACCCAAATCTCTACTATTCTGTTAAGTCTACTCACGAATACGTTAATCAACTCGAAGCCGAGTCAATGTCCAATTCGGTTGTCGGCTTCACAACTTCTCAAAAAACGCGACCACTAATCGTGGCAAAATTGGAAGAATTCATTAGAAATAAACTAATTACCATATATTCTTCGCGGACGGCAAATGAATTTAAAACATTTATTTGGCATAACGGCCGGCCCCAGGCGATGAGGAGTTACAACGACGACTTGACAATGGCCTTGGCAATCGGCTGCTGGGTTCGCGACACGGCGCTGGAAACAAGCCAAAGAGATATAGAATATCAGAAAGCATTTTTGGATTCGATGATCGTTTCAAATACAAAACTTAGTACCGCTATTCCAGGAATGCAAGGGTATGATCGAAGATTAGACATTGAGGCAGATTTTAAAAGTAAAAGCCAAGCACAACAAGGGACCGACGAATTTGTTTGGCTCTTTAAGGGATAGGTAAGAATGGCAGATCGCAAGAATAACCCCAGAAACCAACAGAATAGATTATTCAAACAACTAACCAGGATTTTTTCTGGGCCGATCGTTAGGTATCGGAGCCAATCAGGGCGCCAACTTAAGCGACGGGATATGGACAACTATGCCGCTCGCTTTAAGTCAGCCAGTGGCCAGCAATTTAAGAAATCGGAATACCACGCTTATGAAAAGATGCAAGCTAATGCATTTGTTAATCAAAACCGTAGCGAACGATATACCGATTTTGAACAAATGGAATATATGCCCGAGATTGCGTCGGCTTTAGATATTTATGCCGACGAAATGACCACATCTTCTAACTTAACGCCGCTTTTGTCGATTAAGTGTCATAACGATGAGATCAAGGCGGTCTTGGACACTTTATACCACAACATACTCAATATTGAGTTCAACCTATTTGGCTGGTGTCGGTCAATGTGTAAGTTTGGGGATTACTTCCTTTATCTTGATATCGACGAAGATCAAGGCGTTCGCACCGCTATCGGCTTGCCATCTATGGAAATCGAAAGGCTTGAAGGCGAAGACAAGACCAACCCAAACTATGTGCAATATCAGTGGAACTCGGCTGGGCTAACATTTGAGAATTGGCAAATCGCACACTTCAGGATTTTAGGTAATGACAAGTATGCTCCATATGGAACATCGGTTCTAGAGGCCGGCCGCCGTATTTGGCGCCAGCTGACTCTTATGGAAGACGCAATGATGGCATATCGGATTGTACGCGCGCCCGAGCGCCGCGTATTTTATATTGACGTTGGCAATATTAATGCCAATGACGTCGAGCAGTATATGCAGAAGGTAATGACTCAAATGAAGCGCAATCGGCTTGTCGACCCTGAGAGTGGCCGCGTCGACTTGCGTTACAACCCGATGTCCATTGAGGAGGATTACTTCATTCCTGTTCGTGGGGGCACATCGTCCAAAATCGAAAACTTGCCAGGAGGCAGCTGGGCCGGCGATATTGATGATGTTAAGTATCTTCGCGATAAGCTCTTCTCTGCTCTTAAGATCCCCCAATCTTACTTAACACAGGGAGAAGAAGGGAGTGAAGATAAGACGACGTTAGCCCAAAAGGATATTCGCTTCGCGCGCACAATCCAAAGGCTTCAGCGCTCTATTACTGCAGAGCTGGAAAAGATTGGCATTATTCACCTTTATACCTTGGGTTTCCGCGGCGATGATATTATTTCATTTGATCTTGCACTCAACAACCCTTCGAAGCTTGCTGAGCTTCAAGAACTTGAGCACTGGAAGACAAAGTTTGACGCCGCTAGCGGTGCGACAGAGGGCTACTTTAGTCGTCGCTGGATCGCTGAACACCTATTCCACCTTTCTGAGGATGAGTTCCTCCGAAATAGTAGGGAGCTAGTTTATGATAAGAAATACGATGCAATGCTTCAAGCGCAGTTTGAGGCTGCTACTGCTGATGCAGCTGGCGGTGGGGGTGGTCTTGGTGGCGACCTTGGTGGCGATCTGGGCGGTGACCTTGGAGGAGGAGACCTCGGAGGTGACCTCGGAGGAGATCTTGGAGGCGGCGAAGAGCTGGGCGGCGATCTGGGTGGCGAGGGCGGAGAGGACGAGAGCATGCTCCTCGCAACCCCTGATGCTGCCCCCGGAAAACGAGACGCCGGAACCAAGCCTCAGACTTATACCCGCTCCGATGGAAAGACGACTACAGAGCGATCACACGGATGGTATGAACCAAGAAAGGTAGATCGCAGAGACGCCGGCGCGCGAAAGCGATCCTATCTGTCTCATTCTACGCCCGAGATGTTTAGAAATACCGACAGAACTCGGTTGCCCGGAAGTCAGGATCTAATGAGGCTTGGAAAAGGTATTTATGAAAATGTAGATTCTACTTATGATATAGAAGAGAAAAAACTCATTGAGTCTAACTTGGAAATAAGAAGATTGGTAGAAAACTTGGAGCAAAATGAAGATG